CAACAGTCCGGTCTGTCCACACATGAGCATCTCCCTTCGGGATCCCCAGAGTGTATGCAAGCCGCTTTCCATAGAGCTGCAGATCGTTGATCACATCTTCCGTGGACGGCTCACCGATGAGCACGTTTTCGACCGTCACCGGCCGTTCTGCATAGATCGGATGGTTGAACGCATCCACGCCGGTCTGCACTTTGTCATATAAGATGATCGGCACACCGGTCATAGTGTCACACCTCCGGTCAGCTCCTGCACCGGCGAATAAGATCCGATGGACCCGTTCACGCCCAGCTGCTTTTTCTCTGCTCTCGTGAGGTATAGCTCCCCGGTGGATCCGTTGCCCATTGTCCAGCTCTGCGAATAGCCCATTGCAGACATAGATCCCTGCGATGCCCCTACCGGGATGCCGGTCGTGCTGCCATCCCCGATCGCCCGGAGCACCATGCGGCAGGATACAACTTTCTTTGCCTCTTCGCTGGCCTCCGCATTGTAGGCGTCGATCATCACAGCCGCATCCGCGAGCAATGCTGTGCACACTGTCTTCTGTCTGTCAGACATGATCTGCGTCATTCGGTCCTGGACATCCTGCAGTGTCGCATACATGGCGGTCACCTCATTTCTTCCGCGTTCTCTTCGGCTTTTCGGGTTTCTCATTGGAGGCGAGCTTGTGACCCGCCTCCTGATATTTCTGCACCCGATCTTCCGCCACCCACATTTCCACGCCGGTGACGGCATTGATCATTTTGATCATGCGGCAGTCCTCGTGAGGGCCGCGAAGTATTCAGTCTCAGCCACAAAGCCGATCTCGATCTCGGCGCGGACCGCGAACATGTTCTGCTGGAACAGATTGATCGTCTGATTGCCATTAACCAGCGTCGCATCTGCAGAGTAATCGATCTTCACACCCTGCACCACGCCGTACATGGCCTTGGTCCAGTCACCGGCAAAACCGACGATGTCAGGAGTGCTGGCAGCGCCGGCCTTATATGCCGCAGCGGTAAAGTGCACGGGAGCACCCAGCAGACGATCCGGTGCGCCATCGGCGGCGGAGTTGACAAACAGCGGTCTCTTATCGCCGTCCACGGCGGACAGCAGCACGCCTCTGCCCTGAGGGGACATCGCGTAACCGGTCACCGTGCCGCCCAGGGTGGAGATCGCTACATCGGCAGCCACCAGCCCGTCATAGGCAGTCTTGCCCGTGGTATCCAGAGCGTACTGAGTAACCGCAGACAGGTTGTCAAAGTTTGCCAGAGTGCCGGATGTCGGGCCGAAAAATACGGTATTATCGAACTTCTTGGACAGCACGCCGGGCAGACGGGCAATCAGAGCATCGTACAGAGCCGCCGCATCTCTCCGGAACTCATCGGAGAAGGGAACGATCACAGCGAGCTTATGAGCCTGCATGATCTTCTTGTCCAGCGTCGGATTGCTGACGGGCTTTGCGCCGGTCTCAGATACCCACGCGGGCTCCGGATCGCCGGCAATGATCGGGATCTGTGCGCCACGGCCGGGCAGAGCAATCTGGCGGGCCAGCTGCATTACGATGGAAGACTCCTGAGCCTTCTGCAGGATCTCCGCAGATACCTCGTTGGGGAGCTGAATATTGGTCGTATTAGTAGGAATACCAGTTCCAGTGATAGCCATAACTTATTCTCCTTTTACTGTATGTTGTTAAACCATTCCGCGAACTGTTCGCGGGTGCTCTTAGGTTGGTCAACATGAACCTCTCCGGGATCCGCAATCTGCGGATAGCCATTGCTTTTGGCAAATGTCAGGATAGCCTGCGCCTGCGTGGTGCACTCTTCCTCTGTGCCGCCGGTCAGCAGCCCTGCAGGGACTCCGACCGCTGCGGATACCTTATCTCTCATCGTCCTGATGGCCTCTGCCGCTTTGAGCCCGTCCAGCTCTTTCTGCAGATCTGCCGCTCTCGTTTCCGCCTCTGTCAGCTTATTGGCGCTGTCCTGCGCTGCCGCCAGCTGCGTCCTCACTGCGTCCAGGTCCCCGCGTGCTGTGTTGACGTCGGAGCCGTTAATACCCATCAGCTTGTCAATCTGCTCTTTCGTTGCCTCCGGAAAGAGATCTGTGATGTCGGATCGCTTCATGTAACCTCCTGCCCTCTACGCTTTTTACGGGGTCGCATCCCGTGAGGCTGCGTCTTTTACGCCACGCCTGGCAAATATCAAAACGGCATCAAGTGATGTCCGCTTCTTCCGCATCTGTGAGCGCCTTTGCGCGGGCATAGGCGTCTCTTTTCTGCTGGTTGATCTTCTCCCTGTTCTGCCGGTAAAACTGCCGTCTCATGGCGTTCAGACGCGCGTCCTGGCTGCCGAAAGAGTATCCTTCGTCGCGCATGTCATCGATGATCCCTTTCGCGATCCCGGTCTGATGAACATACATGTCGTAATAGGAGTCCGGGTCATAGCCCTGCACATCCGTGCTGTCATCGAATCGGACGGCGTATGTGCAGTCGCAATTACCGTGCACATGCTCTGCGTGGCCGTCCTTTATGGCCTTTTTAGAGGCCCTCTGCCAGCCGTTTGAGGCTAACATGATGCAGAAGGCACATGTGTCCCCGCGAGGGATCCACGCCCATTCTGCGCCGTCTCGGATGGCGTTCTGCATCATGCTGTCCACGCCCACCAGCTTTGTAAGCCGTCCGACGGCCTGTGATACAATGGTCGGGTTCCCTGTCTTGATCGTCCCGTTGACGGCCTTTGCCACCTCTTGATAGGTCGGTGTCGCTGCCGGCATGGCTACCGCGAACTTCTTCCCGGAGAGCTCCGCGAGAGCGTCATACATCTCACACGAGAGCGCCCCGGCCGCTTCACCATACTTCTGCGTCAGATTGTACGCATACTGTATCAGCGCGGATCTCTGCAGCGGCGCTATCCCCGCCAGATCGACCATGTCCAGCTGCTTTGCCATCGCGGATGCCGCCGCATCATTGATGCTTCTCAGGCGCTTTATGTATTTGTCCCACGCCTTTTCCGTGATGATCATGCGCCCTCCAGCTCATCGAGGACAGACAGCCCTCTTACCCTGGCCTCCTGCGCCTTGATCCTCCGGATGTCGGCCTGGTCAAACCCGATCATCTCCAAAAAGGTGTCTGTGCTCGAAAACCCTTCCCGGGCAGAGGCGATCTTGATTGCAGCGTCCGCCGTGGCTGCCACGGACGGCATTGCCGGGTTTTTGAAATGCGCCACCACATCCCGCTGCTCATCGCTCAGCTGCTCTACCGTGACATTGTTAGCAATCGCGAGCGCCATCAGCGCGATGGTCTTCAGCGTGTCCCCGTTGCCGGTGTTGAGCTCTTCGGCAAGCGCCACGAGCGTCTGGGTCTGTGCCAGGATCGCGTCGGAGCTGGTCGGGTTGGCGTCGTTTACTACACCGGTGTCGGTGACCGAAAGGCCGGTCGCCGCAGAAAACTGCGTCGCGAGCACGCGGATCATCTCCACATGCGGCGCGATGGTCCCCTGCGGCAGCTGCCCGAAAGTAGGCTTTTCCCCGGTCTCCGGGTTGGTCGTGGATGCCAGAATATTGCCGATGTACTGCTTAAACTTCTGGTTTACGACGGCGTCATATTGCTCATCCGTCACGCCCAGCAGGTACTTCTGCGGGGCCGTCGAGAATTCAAGGCCGATCGTGGCATTGGCCACCGTCCGCACATACGACTTGATCATCATTCGGATGGGCTCTTTGATGCGGGAGCGCCCAAACGGCTTATTGCTCGTTGCGTTCCAGATCATCGCTTCCATCAGCGGCCGTCCCATCTTCTGCGGGAACTGCGTTGCAGACCACATGCCGCCGGTCCGCCGCATCACCCATACGTCCGTCTCCGTGTACAGGTTGATCACAGACGGCGTCATCAGCTCCGGCTGCTCATTGTCGGGTGCCGCGTCTACGACGGCAAACCCGGCATAGATCCTGCCCTTTTCCCCGCTCCAAAGAGCTGCTGCCGTTGCCGGCGAATGGAAGCGGATCTTACAGCCGATGGCTGGATCCTTTGACAGCGTGGCGAACGTACAGCCATATTTGAGCTCATCCCGGCACGCCTTGATGTACTCCGCAATCAGGCGATTGTCAGATGCGATCTGTGCGAGCTGCTGCGAGTTTTCGCCGGACTCCCCGACGAATCCGTCGAACATGCTTCGCGCCGCGAGCACATCCACTGTCTTTGCACCCCAGCTGCACCCGATCTCAAAGCCCCGGAGGTTCTCCGGCAGCGCGATCCCCAGATTGACATCCGAAAGAGCTACCTTGCCCTCGTAGAATTTGTCCTTCTCCGCATTCTTCGCGGCGTGGGTGTTATACACATTCTGCAGGCGCTGGAATATATCCTGCGCCTCCCTGCTCAACCCGACCACCTGCGCCGGGGTAACTGCCAAAAACATATTGCCTCCCTTACCCGATCCGCATCTTTTTTGCCGGGTCCCGCTTTGATGTCTTCGCCCCGTACAGGGCCAGTGCACACGCCTCGATCGGCGCCGGGTCTTCCCCACCGAATCCCCATCCGCCGGATATTGGTCTCTTTACAGAGGTCGTTGCGCTCACTCTGAGTGCCTCCTGCGGCCTGTACCATGTCATGCTCTGCTCATTGACCGCATCGCACATCATGCTCACCGCCGCGATCACATCCCGCGCCGATGGCCGGATGACAGAGCCTTTCAGCCGCCACACAGGAGCAATCTTTTCCACGAGCACATCCACGCCATTCCTGCCGTCGATCACGACGCAGGCGGCCTGCTCGTATCTCGCACAGAGCCAGTCAGCGAGCCACTGCATCCCAAGCCCCGTAGGCCGGCGATCTATCAGCTCAACCCGTGCAGGGCCCTCTTTGGGCACCACAGCGCCGCACAGGCACACCTCTGAGCCGTCCGCCGCGAACTTGACGCCGTATGCCGTCTTTCCTGCCGGCATTGGATCCATGGATGCGCATGCGTCCCATTTGTCCGCCGCTATGGCCGTGTCCGTGACATTCGTTAATGTCGGGCACCACCAGCCCAGCCGCTCACGGGCAAATCCGTCCGATGATAGCGTTTTCAGCTCTTCTTCGGTAAACTCTTCGGACAGCCGGATCCCAAGTGCAGGATTAGTCATATACCAAAGGGTCTTGTCGGCAACATTAATGTCCTGTACGCGCTTCGCGTCCACGCTCCACTCATGCCAGGCGTTCCGCTTCCCTGGATCCGTCATGCACATGTCCCGCCGGCGGCGGAAGACCTCGCCTGGGCAGCTCGGATACGGAGGTGTTCCCGCATAGATGATCTGCCTGGTCCCGGTTGCCGACGCCGACAGTGTAGCCATGATCGCCTCCACCTG